CTTGTCCAGTTGATGCAGTTTGTGGAAGCTCTTTTGGAGCAGCACTAGCTACCCATGTACTAGTAGTTCCATTATAGGTTAGTATCTGTCCATTCATTGCCCCGCCATCATCTAATTTGTCTAGCCCAACCGAGCTTACGTTTATTGTAATAGTCCCAGCACCAACAATTGGACTACCAAATACACTTATAGATCCATCAGTTGAATTTACTCCTACACTATTTACCGTTCCTGTTCCTCCTCCTGTGTTTTTTACGTAATTTTTAACTTGATCTAGTGTTGTTTTATATGTATTTCTACCACCAGAACCATCATCTTGTGATATAGCTAATTCATCCGTTCCTGTTGGAGTTATTACTTGTGGTAAATTAGTTATTTTTGTTCCCATAAAATTATTTATTAAAAATTAAACTTTTATGGTATCAGAATTATCTAATAAAATATTATCAGGAACCGATACAGTATCTAAATCAGTAGCCAAGAAATTATCACCATTACAACATTCCGCAGATAATCTTTTTAATATAGCATCTATAATGTCTATATCTTTTTGTGCATCTTCACATGTAGATTTTAAAGAAGTAAATATTTGTATTACGGAATTTGTATTTTCTATTATAAATCCACTCTTATCGATTTCATTTATAAAAATATCGGTATCTTCAGTTGCGGATGGTTTCGTCGAAGTTGTTGTTAAAAAATTCTTGTTGGATATTTTAATTCCGCCGATTGTAGCGTCATCACCTACGAATACACGTTCAGTATCTTTAGTAAAAACAAGTTCACCTTCTTCGAAAAGTGTGACTTTTCGCTGACTATCGTTTCCTCTTCGGATTTTTAATTTACGTAAGTGATTTTTTTGCATGAGTTTACCATTTTATGCAATATAATGCCACTACGTTTTTAGGACGGGTTTCTACGTCTGTTCTTACTACTCTAGAAGCATCAAATCCCATAATAACTCCGAATCCTTCTCCAGCCGCACCAATTCCATTTTGGTTCGTGCCTGTATTAAAAATAGAACCCGTAGAAACTATTGACGCTCTATCATCAATACCAAATGTTGCTGTAATATTTTGTATTGCATCTTCTTGGACTGTTCCATCCAAAGGTCTGGTTGATAATGGATCTAAAAATGTATGAGTGGTTTCGTCTTGTCTCATATAATCAACACCACGAACAAATAATCCACGATAATCAGGAACTTGAAACATGTTTCCTGATTTTAGTACCGAATAATTATATCCAATTACAGCAAAAAGTTCGGGAAGCGAACGTTTATCATGAGATTTTCCATCACATGGAACCCAACCATCGGGAATTCCTGAAACTGGAAACATAACAATCATTCCAACAGGAAGAACGTTTCTATTTGAATCTCCATAATTTTGTTGCTGACCGGGAGGTAATGAAGTTCCGGGTGGCGGAACCGTATTAACCTTGGTAGTGTTAAGGATTCTGATATTCACTTCTCCAGTCGAACGATTAATCCACAACGGAGCATTAATATCTAAATCACTATAACTATTTTTAATATAAAAATTACTAGTATTATCGTTTTTAACAATTATAGAAAATAAATTCTTATCAGTTACTGTTGGATTACCGAATAATAATTCATAATCCGAAAAAGTTTCTCTAATTCTTAATTTTCCTACTTCAGTCGCATTTAATGCTCTTAAAGAAACCGAAGACCCAGTAGATAAAACAGAAACATCATTTATATTTCCCCCATTTGTTAAATTTACATCTCCTCCTATAGTTGTATTTCCTCCTATAGTTGTATTTCCTCCTATAGTTGTATTTCCTCCTATAGTTGTATTTCCTCCTATAGTTGTATTTCCCGTAAATGAACCGTTTCCAGTACACGAAACTGGGCCACTTATATCAACACCCATTGTATCACCACCTAAAGTCAATGCGGTAGCAGTACCAGAACCATCATGTACTACTTGTTTAGCTAATGAAGGTTCTATACTTTTTGGGAAATGTAACAACCCTCTAAATGTCGCGGACACTCTTTTTCCTGTTAAATTACTAGCGGTTTCTTCTGCCATAAAATTATTTAGTTGATTTTAATCAATTGGATAGATGTTAGTTCCATTTTGTAAATCAACCCAAGTTTTCAAATTTTTGAATTTAACTTGTGTTAAATTTAACAAATTTATTTCATAATTATATATTTTACTAAATATTCTATTTATAACATTTGGTTGAACTAATTCATTATCATTTATAAAAGAGTTGTACTCGATATCAATATTTAAAGTATTAATTTCTTCATCTGTTAAGTAAATGTAATCTTTATATTTTAAATCACTATACTTATCAAATTCTGCATAAAATCTTCCTTTTAAATTATTTTTAAATTGTAAAATATTTTGATAAAGTTTATATATTTCTTTATTGAGTACTAAAGATTGATTATATTCTATATTTTCAAATTTAATTGATTTATAATTATAATATGGTAATGCATCATTATTTAATAAAGATAAATAATCCGTTCTTTCATTTAAATGTGAAATATAAGTATCACCCATAAAATAAAGATCATCTTTATTACTTTTACTGGCTGCAATGTAAATATCATTGGTAGTTAAATTTATAGTAAAAAATTCAGCATAATTCCAAGTTTCATAATCTCTTAAATTATCCCATTCCAATTCTATTTGATCCCAAATAAATGTATCGTCTGGATAAAATTTGTCTCTATTAAACACTGCAAAAGTTTGTTCTGGTTTGGAAAAGAATTTCTTGAATACAGAGTTATTAGTAATTACATAAAATACATTTGAATCTTGTTCAGATATTGCCATTCTATTAAATTGAGCATCCGTATCTTTAAACAAAATATCAGTAAATACGTAAGTTTTTATTAAATTATAGCTATTACCAAATTCAAATAAACCATATTGGGGATTATTCTCATCAGAAGAATCTTTGTATAATACATATACATGATCATTCATTTTTCTATAACGAATATCTAGTACAGAATAATTTCCTGTTGACGGTATTTTAAGTGTTTTCTTCCATACAAAATTACTATCAAATATTTTTATTGCATTATTCCCAGAATCATAAACCCAAATTTCGCCATTATTTGCTCCGAGTACGGTGCAATTTTTAAATTTATTCATTCTATCCACAGAACCACTACCACCTATTGGTTCTATCATATATTTTTTATTTTCAAAAACAGCATCATTTGTTATATAACCAGTTATATCGTATTTAAATACTTGACCACCACCGTTTATTTTAGAATCACTTACATATAAAAATTTACCATCATATTTTATATCTTCTAAATTTTTACATAATTCATTTGAATAATTATCAATTACATTTGTATAAAATGTGAATGCAGCACCCGATAATTGCCCATCTTCAGAAATTGTACTAGTCAACCCAACAAAATACGTATTACTAATCCCAAATATTCCTATTCCTTTATTGTCTTCAAAAGGAATGACAACAAACCGCTTCATTACGTCAAATTCTTTATAACCAGATAAAGTAGGATTGCTTCCTAGTGGGCCAAATCCAAATATTCTATTATTATTGATTTGTTTTAATTTGGTTTCCCACCCAAAATTATTTGTTCCTATTAAATTACAAAGTGTATTAACATTCAAATCAATAGGAACATCAGTACTTCCCATGAATAATTGACTATATAAATATATCAAATTATTATGAAGATATTCTATTTTTTTATTTAAAACAGAATAACCAACAATTTCATTTGGTTCAATTATAATTTCTTCTATTGAATATGGAAGAGACATCACATCAAATACATTTCTATCTTTGAAGTTTGTTGATCTGTAATAATCAGTAGAATATTGTGAAACAGAATATAATGTTTCTGATGTTTTAGAAAAATATCTTTCAGTATACGCGTTTCCTGTATCATCAATATTAAAATATCCAACATATGACGATTCATCGACTTTTTTGAATTCTCCACCAGAGGTATAATTGAATTTTGTTTGCATTTATCGAAATTCTATATTGTTGATTGTTGTGGTAATAGGTAATACCTTTTTTAATTTTTCCGATATTATACTCTTTAATTCGTTTTGAAGAATTGTATTTGTTATTTGTGAATTTTTAATAATTAAATTAATTTTATTGCTTTTATTTCCTGTAGTGTCTAATTTGAATTGTCTTTCTATACCATCTAATTCATTTCTTTGATCACAAGGTAACGATACAATTAAATTTTCCATATTTATTCCATTATAAACCAAAAAGTCTATTTCATTGTTGGTCAATGCTTTATTATATAATCTAAATTGTTTTATATAAGAATTGTTTATATAATAATAATTTTTTTGCTTTAGATATTTTTCTAAAACTATATTATTATAAAAATATGTATTACCCACAGAAATATCATCTTTTAATACTTCTTGGAAGATATATTTGCCTTTGTCTATATCAACAGTTTTTATTTCTTTTCCATCACAAAATACCGAAATTCTACCTTCGATTCCATCAAATCTAAAAGCAAAATGATGCGATCCATTTTTAAATAAACTAATATCAATTGGTATATTTACGATTAATCTATCTCTATTATTAAATGTATTTTTAAGAATTACTTTAAAATTGAGAATATTATTAATTTTATAAGTATTTTTTAAATAATTATAATTTGTTAAATTATAATTTAATTTTCTGCTGTCGCCATAAGGAATATATTCTCCCGTTAATCCAACTAATCCTACATAGATTATATCTTTTATAGATTCATCAAATTTAGCTAAGAATAATTCACCAGTTCTTATATTTTGTAATTGATTTTGAACTCTACCTAATATTATTGGATATGAACTTAATCCATTAGCAGTATATTCCCTAACAATATCTATCTTTAATATATCAATTTTATTATCTGGTAATATTAATAATTGATTAAAAACGCTATTCGCTGGAGTAATTGTTGTTGTATACTGTAATATACGATTTTTAGAAAATTTAGAGATTTTGTTTTTATCATGAACTACATAATAATTCATATTATCATCTAATATGAAATCTCTTATTTGACTTGAACTAGATAAATGTATTGAGTAAATGTTTCTATCATAAGATTCTTGTACTAATTTAGTGTTATCTAATATATATAATACACTATCATTTTCGAAAGCTTTTACAGAAAACCCAGCAAATCCATATATTTCGTCTTTATATTTTATAATAGAATTTACTTTATTTGTTGTATTGGGTAAATTTATTTTAATAGGAGTATAAGATTCCTTTATGACATCATATTCGATTGTAGTACCGATATCATCTTTAAGAAAATATATATAATTTTCGTCACTATACATTGATATATACGATTCAGTTAAATTTCCTATAGAATCATATAAAACTGCATTTGAATTAAATTTTGTTAATAAAGGTATCATATTATATGAATGTATTATACTAGTTAATTGTAATTGTATGGAAATAATCTAAATGATCAGTTCTATATAAATCTTTAATTATATAATCATTATTTGTTTCTTCGTGCCCTAATGAAGCGGTATCAAGTAATTCGAAATTAGTATTATATGTAAATACTTTGTTTCCATTTTGAATTGTTATAATTGGTGTTATTTTTTGATCATTTAGTAACGCAAACCCATTGTCAGTTAAATTACCAAATATTTGGTGCCCAAATCCAGAATCCCAGTCGTTGGATTTTAACCAAAATGAAAATGTAAATTGATGTGTATCATTAATTAAATTATAATTAGGTATCAATGAATACGAATCTCCATTCATATTATATTCGATATCATCGATATCACCTGTTAAATTAATATCAGATTCATTCGAATTTTTTAAAAAAAGACCCTTTTGTATTAAAAACTCATCAATAGTAGATAATATTTCCTTTACATAATTATTACCAATTCTATGGTAAATATATTTTGTGTTTGGTAAAATTACAAAATCACTGATTTTATCAAAGAAATTTATACCATATAATGCAGAATTTACAGTTTGTGGTGTTCCTTCGAATTCTTCTTCTACTGTATTATAAATATGCGGAACATCATAATATTCCGAAGTAGATAATTTTTGTTTTAATAATGTATTAATTGGCTCTGAATAATTCAAAGTAAATGATGTAGACAATGCAGATGCATAAGAAGTCTTTTTTGGTATATAATATCTATCTAACCAAATAGTTGATCCATCCTTCTTTTTATATAGCCAAGAACACATGTATTCTTCATAATAGTTTTGGATATCATCTTTATTTTTAAATATTTTATCAGATAAATACGGATTTTCTCCTGCTATAGATCCATTTAAATTCCAACCCAAGTCATTTATATTAATTTGTTTATATGGATATAAACTTTCTGGTGTATAAAAAACATTATATGTATCTCCATTCATTTTATAATCTAAATTATAAAATTCATAACTTAATGTAATCCCATAATCACCTTTTTCTTGTTCATTACCAGTAAATAATCCCGTATAAGTTCTATTATCAACATTTGGCACATTTGGATTATTTTTTTCTAAAAAATTTGATCTATAACTATAATTTTTATGAGTTTTTTGATTTTTTAATGTTAATATATTACATTCTAATGTATTACCTGTGATATAACTATATTGAGTGTTTAATAAAAAATTATTGGATAAATCGTTTATGCTTTTATCTAAATTTATCTCATATTGATTTTTATGTTCTTTTATATAAGAAACCCAAGATGTATTAATTTTAGGATCTATGGTTTTTATATAATAATTTACATTAAACGTAAAATCACGAAACAAATTTATATTTGATATTAAAGACAATGTGTTATTTTGTAATCTAATTAAATATTTTACGCCATTTATAGTTTTAAATAAAGATAGTTTATTATTTTCTTTATCTAAAATACAATTTAATAAAGTTTTATCTGGACTGTCTAATGTAGAAAAATTAATAAACGATTGTCCAACTGATAAGTAATAATAATTCCTATTTTTAGTTTTATGTACTACTTTTGCGCTACATCCATTAAATACGGTGATTTCAAATATTCTATCTGAAGGATCTACGAATTTTTGGTCTTTAGTAGTAAAATTTATATTTTTAATCGAATTATCTATGATTGAAGAAGATAAAGTAAAATATAATCCAGTATTATTGTCTATAATTGATGAATTAAATTTCAATTCATTAATTGGTTGAGATAATTGATTAATTTCGATGAAATCCGTAATTTTTTGTTTATCAGTAAGATATAAAGACGAATAATTATTAATTTTCCTATCTACTAGATTTTTTAAATATTTTTCACGAAAAACAACCAACCCTTCTTCACTAGAATTTAATTTTCCAATGAATTTTATATCAGCATCACCTATATATGATGTTGATAATGCTACTATATTGGATTTAAAATCTAAAATCTCCACTAAATTATTTAATTTTAATGTTTAAAATGTCTCCCATTTGAGTATCCAAAGTCAAAAATAATGAATTATCTATATTATCAATAAATTGAGCACCAGCTATGTCTATATTTAAAAAATCAGTATAAAACGAATTTTTTGCTATTTTTATTGGACATTGATACACAAAATCCTTTCCATTCAAAAATTTTATAAAAAATGTTGGATAATATATAATATTTTGTGTATCTGTATTTGGATAAAATGAATTTGTAATAATTTCTGTTATTTTATTAGGATATTTAAAATTATAGAATTTACTTACAACATCACTTCCATCATTAAAATCTATATCTATTTTTACTATAGGATTAGTTGGTGTATTACACTCCGATAAATCAAACGATAATTCACTAATTCCCTTATAAAATCGCATTGGTTCTTGATACCCAATAGGATTAGTAATATAATTTAATGATAAGGTAAATAATTTATTCATATTATCCAAAAGTTATCGTTCCTTCGTCTTCGTTTATTTGTGTATTTAAAATATTAGATAAATCCAATACATTAATATTTGTTACTATGATATTATCAGTAACATTTTTAACTCCCTCAAAAACACTATATAATTTACAATCTATATTAATAATATTGTATCCATCATAATTAAAAAATATTTTATAAATATAAGGAAATTCATTTTGATCTTCTATTGTAGTTACAATAGCATATTTATTATTTCTACTATTATATAGTAATACTGGTTTATTTATTTTTCTCAACTTAGTTCTATTTGTTGAAGTATTATTAGTGAACTCATCTATTATAGATTGATTTAAATTAGTAGGATACACCAAAGATATATTACATGTAGTATAATTTACTTTATATATAAAAGGCACTATCGAATAATCATTACCTTTTGTATTATTCCCAGATAACAAAACTACTAAACTATAATCCTTATCCTCTAAGATAAATGGATTTGATGCATTTGTTAAAAAGTTATAATCTTCGTTATATTTTATATAGCTTTTTTGATTACCAGAATAGGTGTAACCCCCATTTTGGTATACTAACTTTTCAAAAATTATATTATTTTTTGTTCGTATCCATAAAAAATCATTATATATATTAAAATCTAATATATTATTAGATAATTCTTCTTTTATATCTTCATACTTATTAGAAAATACATCTTTTAATTTAGCAGATAATTCAGAAACATATCCAGTTACAATATCTTTTACATACATTTTACCGTAAGAATTTCTTATCTGATACCAATTTAAATTATCGTCTTCAATGGAATCACATAAAATAGTTTGATTCGCAGTAATAGTTTGATTTACTAAAAATTTAGTATTATCTTCAAAATTATGTTTATTATATGGAATATCTTGTATAATTAAGCCTGCATCAAATTCTTTATACTTTATAGAAGATAAAACATAATCATAATCAAAATTAGGATCAAATCCAGTGGCATTCATACCACGCTCCATTATTCCGTTTGTAATTTTTCCTATACCGCCTTCAATTAATTTATTATAATAATAGTCTGATGACCATAAATTAGGTTTAACCCATTCTGGATTGTTGGCTAATACTACTTCTGGCAATGGTGTATTGGTTGAAAATGCTATCGGCCCACCACAAAAATCCTCATATACTACTGAAGAAACTTCAGTTACAATTGTATTGTTTACTAAATTTTGTTTACTTTTTGGCTTAAATAAGCTAAATTGATTTCCATATATATCAGTTGTCCATTTAGTTATAATTCCTTTGTCATATAAATTCAAAAAATTGTTTTTTAATCCTTCTGTTCCAAAATTAAATGAGTCTTTTAATTGATTATGAGAAAAATATGCATAAAAATCTTGGGTGTACGGATTATTGTTTATATCTCCTTCTGTATAACCTAAACTATAGTTTTTAACAGATTTTGTATAATCTGATATATGTATTAATGGATATTCATAATCAAAATTCCTAGTTAAACCGATAGTATTTCCGTATAAATTGGGATCTGGAAATATATATAATTTATTTGGTTCTAATTTTGATTGATTAATTTTATATATATTTTCTGGTACAGAATAATATAATATACTATTTTTTTCTGGTGTAAAAAATAGACCAATCCTTCTACATGATTGTAAATCCGATTCTTCTTCTATTGTAGCAGTAGTAGGAAAATGTCTATTTAATAAATTTCCTGATGGATTGTCTGCTTGAAATAAAATAGCAGATGTAACATCGGTTGTGGTGCTTCCGGTTATTATATAATAAAAATCTACCCCTATATACTTCTTAATTAAGGTATTTCGTAATTCAACCAATCTACTAGCTTTTGGTTTATTCTCATTTACTAATGTAAATAATTTATCATCTGGCTTACAATTTAAATCTACTGTATTTAAATTGTAATTTATAGTGAAATTTTTACCAAACTCTTTCAAGAATACATGTACATCACTGAACAATTGATTAGTTATGGCTTGATCAATATTGATAAATATATTAGCATCAATATCATTTAAATTAGAAGAAAAAAATCGTTTTCTTAATTCTGTTTTAACATCATATGATTCATATCCATATGATGGATCATTATCCAAATAATTAGTATAAATATCATACAATTCTTCTATCTCTATATTTAAATCTTTTAATAAAATGTCTTGATTTACTAATTTTTGATAATTAGATATTTCTAATTGATCAGAAAAAATTACATCAGTTATAGTTTCATATATAGAATTTTGTAAACTAGAATTTGTTCCTTTTTTTCTATTTTTTTCTAATTTAAATTTTATTTTTTCTCTTTTATCAGCATTAAAGTTACAAATTTCAACAATTTTCTTAGAATAAAATGGTAATATTATATCTAATTCCGTTTCATCGGTATAATCTATATTAGATAAAAATCGTTTTTCTTCTATAGTTGTATATTTTAATGTTATTTCTTTTATTAATTCGAGATATCTTTCTTGTATTGTTTGATTTATCTGATTTTTTGTATTATTTTTGGTTTCTTCCCATAATTTAATATATTCTATATATAAATTATTAACTTGTAATGGAGATATATCAACATTTATGTATTTTAAGAAATCAAAAAACGAAAAAGGATTATATAAATCCAAATAATCTTTGTCTTGAGTATTTGGATTTATTATCGAATTTAATGGACGTATTTCTGTAAATACAAAAGAATCTAACACATAATTATTTAATGATGCCTAATCCTTTTGCTAAGGCATAATTAATAATGTTTTCTTTTATAGAATCCCATTCTTCTTTAGAAATTATATTTTCTGGTATTGTCGTAAATGAATCAGACCAGTTAATTATACCCTCAGTTTGATTATTATCATAACCTGTTAAGTATTCATAAAAAGAATAATACTTAGGGATAAAATTCGTATTTATTTGTTCAGGAAGAGATAAATTCCATCCCCAATAATAGTTTAATCCACTTAATGAATAAGTCCGATTTATCGGATCTATATAAGTCAAATAAGCAGACGAAGCACATAAATTTGTATTTAATAAAGAATAAGTTTCACTAAATTTTTCAAAAGCAACTATATTAGTTCCAGCAGTTAATACTGTGGTAAAAAAATCTAATTCCTTTCCTTTATTCGCACCATAAATAATGGTCCCACCATTTTCTATAATTTGTTCATTATGATATCCTCTAGAATTAAAATTTTCAGAAAATTTATTTCTACTTCCTTTTAATTTAGAAAATTTTATAGAAAATATATCAACTAATCGTTTTAATTCTGCTGGATACGATAAATCTCCATTTCCAAAAGTATAATAAGTTTCATCTAACATGGAATACATTGATTTTAATGCTGCAATATTACATGTATCAATATTAGCTATATTTTCACTAAAATTTGATATTCTTTCGTATATCAACTTTCCTAAATAATTGGGATTTGATGATAACGTTCCTATAAACGTTTCTATTAATTTAAATACGGAATCCCCTTTATCTAATAAAAAATCCTGAAACCTATAAGAATTTAATTGTCTTATAGGATCAAAATTTTCATTTAGTTTTCTGATATCATATTTACCAGAATTAGCATTATATATACTAAATGTATTACTAACTCCTCGTAAATTTGATATTCTTTTTCCTAAAATATTTTGAAATTTATTTATATATTTAAACCCATTCCAATCCCCATAACCATTAATTTTATCTTGTATTCTATCTAATGGTAATGTAATTGTTTTTAATGATATTGATTGCGAATTAAAACTTAATGGATTGATAGAAGATGCATCAAAATAATGAAGTTTTTTATTAATATTATCGATAACTAAAATAGTCCCATCGGTAGTACAAGTAATACCTTCTAAATCACTTATATAATTATTTTGTTTTTTTGTAGAATTGGAATTTAACGAAAAGTTAATAATATTATTATTTTGAACATCAATTTTGAATAATTGATCTATATTTTTTGTCCCCCAGACATCACCATTAGTATCAACTATTATATTCCATAAACTACCACCTACAGAATAATAAGTTATATTATTTGTTTCAGAATTTACTAAAAATATCTTATCATTTTTAGAAGATAAAACTTGTGAAGTAGTTGTTAAATCTTTTGCTACCCCCCATAAATTTAAATCCAAATCTGTTGTAATTTCTGTACATTGATAACCAGAATTTATATTTAGATGAGTCAAAAAATTGCCATCAGGATCATATTTTTCTACAAAAGATGATAATTGATTAGAATATGAAATCCAAACATTATTATCATAATCAGTATCTATTGATGCTGGTGTAACTGTGTTTTCAAAATTATTTACTTCGTTATTAATTGAGGGTTTTATTATTTTATCTACAAAATTTGATAAATTATTAATCCTTACCGTTGATACCGAATCATATAATGTAACCCATACATTTCCATTTTTATCACTACATATATCAGATGGAGAAGAATTTTCTGGTAAAACAAAATTATCGAAAATGATTTGCATACTTCCATTTGTAATTTTATTTGGATTTAATTTTAATATTTTTTCTCTATCTGCATCCACAACCCACACAATCCAATTAGTTGTTCTATCCTCTGCACGTTCGCATGTTATACATGATGAATATATTCCAGTTAATTGCGGCACATTTATAATAGTGTCTTCTATTGTTCTTATATCATCCGTTTTTATTAACTTAACACTGTGAATTTTATCTGCTTGTGGTTCACTTATTATTGAATATATAGTATCAATTAAATATCTTTTTCTCGTTAGAGGAGTTGTTTCAGCGTATAATTTTACATTTTCGTATGGATTATCACTTATTAAATATCCTTTAAAGTATCCCCCATGAGTTTCCGAGGAAAGAATACCAAAATTAGAAACAATAGTAACATTATCTGTTATGGTATTATTTTTAGAATCTCTCAATTCTATATAAATTTCACCAGAATCTAAATTTTTATTATTAGTTAATGATAATGTTGAATTATATTTTGATGCTAATCCAGAATACTCTTTTATTCTAGCAACAAATGGAATTTTTTGTCCTGTAAATTTTACTGGATTTATATCAAATGTATAAATTCTATTTAAATTATTATCATCATCCATTCCATTTGATGTTATTATTATATTATGTGGTTTTAATTGTTCTATTAACGAAGATGGAATATTATAATCAAAAACTCCATTTAATATAGGATATTCATTTTCTGGATAATTTTTATATATTGAATCCAAATCTTTAAATTTATTTTTATCAAATGAACAAAATATTGTTGATACTATATTAATACTAGCTTCATTAATTTCTTTTGGTAAATCGTCCGTATAATAAATCAATTTAGAACCAGATGTTCCTACGAAACATGATCCTTTATCATTTTTATCACAAAAAATTAAATTATTATTTTGTAATTTAACGAACAATTCTACATTAGAAGATTCATCAGTAGTAATAGAGTTTACTGGTAGTAGTTCTTTTTTTTCTGTTATAGGATTAATAATATTAGTTTCAAACTTGGCGTATGGTTTTAAATGTGCCCATTTATCATTTTTATAAATTTCTGTATTTAAAAATGGAGCCGTGTTCCCACTGACATTTAAATTTATTGTATATCCCACAGAAGATAAAGCTTCATAAGTTTGCCAACTATTAAATCTATATAAAACAAAAGGATATTTAAAACCAGCTTCATTTTTATATTCTATACCAGATAAAACTATAGTATCAGTTATAAAATCTTCCACTAAAATGTTTTGTGTATACGAATCAACAAACCCTCTTCCTTCCGTACCCAAAACATAACATTTTACATTATACCATCCGGGTAATTTAAAATGATGAACTGCTGTAATAGATTCCGACGTTGTTCCATCACCAAAATCCCATAATATTTTTCTGCTAGAATATAAAGTACTTTCTCCATCATCAAAAACAGGAATAAATGTAAATGGAGTAATAGGAAGCGTATAACTTTTAGAAGTTTTATCTCCTTTATAATCTATAGTATTAAAATATATATATCTGTGATGATCTTCCATTTTATATGACCTCTATTTTATTAATTAAATTAGATATTTGATAGAAAAATGGAAATTCAAAAACTCTTAAATTCATATTTTGTGCAGTATAATTAATATTAATATTGTTATAAAATGGATTCCAATACACAAGACTTAATTTGGATGTTTTATATTCAGTACTTCCCGTTTTTCTCACAGTTTCTATAGATTTAACACCATTTATATTTATTAAACTATAACTTAATGAAGTTAAATCCAATAATTGATTTAAATTGTTATTTGTTTGTGAAAAAAAGTTTTTAATTATATTAAATGCCAACCCCTTTATCTGATCTTTTGATATAATTTGGTTTTCATTTCTGGTAATTCTTAATATTGTGGAATCCTTAATCGAAGAGTTTAATATTTCTCCAATTAATGGTAACCCAAAATCAAATGCAGTATAAACTGGATCACAAATAACAATATTTTGATTTACCATTTTAAATTGATTTAATTTATCTATTATTGCTTGTTTTTGAGAAAAAAACAATTCAATTGGAGTTGTTTCATTTTGAATAACCCCTAATTTAGGCACACAAAATAAATATACATTATTAAAATCACATGCATCATTAAATGATACCTGATTAAAAAGTAATCTATTATCTAAATTTGGTCTTTCCAATCCTAAATCATAAAAATATGACAAATATTGTGATGTATAATCTTTATTTGAAACCGCTTTTACACTTTGTAATATATTAGAAAAATTTTTAGTAACAAATGCCTCATAATCAGTAATTGTTACTAATCTATTTTGAGAAGAGAATATCAATGGAGCATTTGTTCTAATTTGATCTACTGTTTCTGTATAAGTTGGATTAACTGATGAATAACTATTATCAAATTTTAATAAAGATACATCTTCTGCCGAAATATAATTTGTATTAACATCTTTTATATGATTTAATATTTCATTATATTGAGCAGTACTGTATAAAATTAATTTTCCTTGTTTACTATCGTTATTACTTATAACTCCTTTACTACCATCACTTTCTAAGTAATAAATTTGTATTGAATCGCCAGCATTAAGTCGTTTTCCATTTATATTATTACCAAATTTAATCTCATAATGCCCAAATTCATTTAAACGCCGTTCAAATACTGCTGAGAAACTTTCAGCGAGGTATAAACTACTTATTTCTTTCCATTCTAACCATTTATTAGTGTCAATATCTTTAACGAAAATGTAGATATTGTTATGATCTACCATTTTAGTAGATTGATTATCTAATGGATAGTCAATATTAAGAGTAAATTGTTCGAAATTTTCTCCAATTGCGGTATATAGAGGATATTCTTTGAAAATTCCTTGATATAATAAGTTATTATCACCTATAGTAGGTAAACTTTCCAGTGTATTAAATAACTCCTTTTGAAAAGTAATATCAGTATTAAATGAATAAGGTATATTTTTAATAGATATATTAGAAAATCTATTAATTGTGTATGATTTACCCCCAGTTAATGTTTTATCAGCACTAACAGATACATTTAATGTTGCTGTGTGGTTACCAGTTGCTTTATACCCTATTAAAGACACGATCTTATTCATGTTTTCAAACAATTCAGCTTGTGTGAAAGTAGAATCTGAAGCGGTTTGGTTTAGGTAGAATAATAATACATGATAAGAATATGCAATCGGATCTAATAATCCATTGATATTGCTACCCTCGTAATCAATATCTGGAAAAAGACCGCTATTTTTAATACGATTAACCATTAATTGCTTAATACTAATCGCATCAAATGCTGCATAGGCATTTCTTGGTAAATCAAATTCTGTAAATGTTTCTGTGCTCATGTTTAAGTTCTAATAATAAATCCACTACCACCTAAAGTACCAAACATTGATACTTTAGATATATTTAGAGTTGGAACTGAATAGTATATAGATATATCAAATTCATTTACATCTTCGAATATTGTTATATTAACATCAGATATTTTTACTCTAGATTCATATACTCGCACTTGTCTATAGATTTCATCTCTAATATTTTCTGCTACTTCTACGGTGGCAGGAGCAAATAAATACTGTCTTAAATCTAACCCGTAATCAGGATTAAGTATTTTTTCGCCGGGAGTTGTAGTAAATAGATTATATAAAGAATTTTTCAAAGCATCTAAATCATAATCTATTTTAATATCTTTAATTTCATCTTGTTGATATAAAAAATTGTTATTATTGATAGAACTTTCCAAATCTAAGTGTAAATCTGCATATAAATACGGACCTTTTCTATCTTTAAGCTGTGGAAGTGTGCCTAATACAATTTTTCCCATAAAAATATTTAATATTCCGACTAAATAATCTTATGGAAAAGAAGTTTATTAAAGTTTGCGAATCTGCCATTTCTAGATACACAAGAGGTGGTATCTTAGTAGGAGATTACGTAGAATTTGTTAAAGATTATAAAAAACACGAATATTATAAAACTTTAAATGATAATATCAAAGATGCTATCGAAGAATTAATTAAATCTAAATTAAGAATTAGAGTTTCTGGGATAAATGACTATTATCCAACTAATTTTCCCGGTAATCCAGATATAAGTAACGGAAAAGTTGTTGCAAAGATCGCTGCGGACCAAGGTGGAGGGCGATATATATACTCTATAATGGTTGACCCTTGTTTACTAACAACTTTGGATTATTATCCAAATTTAGCACCGTTACCTGATGTATTTAATAGAGAAGACAACCTTACCCACACTCCAGAAGAGATGGATAAGGTTGATGGGGGAATTAAAGGTGGAGATTATTCGCTCCCCACACAAAATATTGTAGTGATACCTACTAAAGGTAAGAAAAAGGAAGTTTCATATACACAAAATTATCTTAAAGGACTAAAATCTTAGATAATGCTACTAAACAAGCAAAACAATTAATTTCCACATCAATTACTTGAGAATGTCTATCCATATGATGGGCAATTAAACATAAGGATTCTTTTTTATTTAAAGAATCAGGAATTTCTTCGCAAATATAATTAAAAATAGCCTTTAATAGATTATGATAATCAGTTTGGAATGTAGTTTCATTAGAAATAATGAAATTTCTAACATCCAAAATAGCATCAGTTTTAATTTTATTGACTATATTTGATATAAAACTATTATCTATAATAGAATCTCTTATAATTAATGAGCCTGTAATAGAATATTTTTGTAAATCATTAAGAATTTTCCTAAAATCAGGAAAATTAACTTTAATCAAATCATGCATTTTAGGAATCATTTCAGAATTAATCTGAATTTTTTCTTTTAAAAGAATTCCAATACAATGTTTTGCTACATCTTTAAGATTATGAATAAAATCAATTGATTGGCATCTACTTTGAATTGCTGGAATGATTTTATGTTTATAATTTGCAGTTAAAATGAATCTAGTAGTCTCTGCATATTCTTCCATTACATTTCGTAATGCTCTCATACCATCCACAGTAAGACCATCGCAATTCGATGTCAAAACTTGCTTTTTACCCACAAAAAAATTATGGGTTTCATCGACACTAAGATCATATACATGAGCCTTTTGCTCTAATTTAGTAATTCTTTTAATTTTTAGCGTATTTATCATCATAAATCTTTTTTATAGTTTGATCTTGAATTAATTTAATAAACTGCCCCACATTATCTCTGTCCTTGATAAGATTGTCAACATTAATATAATTTAAAATATTGGTTTCGTTAATCCAAACAAATTTAATATTATTGTTTAGACAATAATATTGTAAAACCGTCATTTTATCTATTTCAATGTTATATCTATTTCGGGGTTTAATCTCATACATAGTATTAGTTTTTTTGTCGAAGAAATCACTCACATAAGTTTTATTGTCCCCTTTAACTCTTATATTTTCATATAACATATGCCTATTCGAATAATAAAAGCAAGCCTCCCATGAACTCCTAAATTTTCGGATAGTTCCATCATTTAGTTTAATATGCGACTCCCAATGAGTCCAACTATTAGTAATCGGAGGAGTAAATTTTCCATCTTCGATTAATTTTTTCATAGTCATAGAAAGTTTTTTATTACATTCCATTTTCTGTTTTTTACCTTCTTCTGTTTGATAAAACTCAGACATCTTTTTGGATTTTTCGTGTCTTCTTTGTAGTCCTTTTTCTGTTTGGTTGAATATTTTACCAGCTTCTGACAATTTCTTTTTATGTTCTGGAGTTCCAAATGTTGACTTATCTCTTATTTTCATCCAAACTCTTTGGCGAATTTCATCTAATGTATATTTTTTAAATCCAGACCATCCCTTATAAGTCCAAGTATAGGAAAATTCATTTTCAGATAAGACTACCCCAGAATATGCACTATAATGAGGTTGCTGTAATAAAAACATAAACCTATTAATACATTCTTTTGTCAGTTCGTTTGCAAAGGAACTGATCCAAATTGCATGTGTTTTGTATATTTTATCGTTTAGCGGATTCCAAAACTTTTCAGGTTGATTATTATATTTAATAATTAAAAATTTAATTTCTTCTTCATTCAATTGCTTTGGTTTGCGCTTAAAACAAGGAGTTGTATTGCGCTTTTCAAGCCTGTTGAGTTTTTTTCTTAATAAGATGCGTTCTTTATTTTTTTCTCGATATTCTTTCGATTTTATTAAAATGTTTTGTTTATTTTTTTGATAATATTCTCTACCTTTAATAAGGTAATATTCTCTATTTTTTAATTTAAATTCTTTACTACGTTGTTTATTCTTTTCTGCATGTTTTTGGCTATATATTTTCTTCTGATCTTTTCGTTTTTCTATATGTTTTTTGTAATTTGCTTTATTTTGCTCTTTTATTTTTTCTTTATTTTTTTGATAATATTTGCGTCTATATTCATTGACATGCTCTTTAGTTTCTGATTTATATTTTTTACTTCTCTCATATTTGGATAATATTTTAGTTGCTTCTTCCATATTATGATTATTTATCCTTCCGATGAGAGTTAACCCATCGACCTTTATGAATTTATTGTAATAATTTCATCAATTCCTTCATTTATGATATCAATTAATTTTTTTCTGACAGGAATGTTTGATTCTGTACTATTAATATACCATTTATGGTCCGAAGTACAACATATGATTTCACCATTTTCAAACTCAATTTCATACACATCTTGTACTTGTTTATCTATTTTATAGAACGGCCTCCATTCAATTCTATTCTTAGAAAAGTTAAAAGATTTCACCAAATCATTGCGTTCGTCCACATCTTTAATTTTTATTTGTTGTTCGGTTCCATCTCTTAAAACTGCCACTAAAGTATCTTCATGTAGGCATTCATCTAAAACAATCGCCTTAATCCCACCATCAAAAGATCTAGTTTGAGCAAAGCCAACGATCTTGTGACGAATGGTATCAATACCATTTTCATCAGAAGCATTAACGTATAAATAATCACACTTTAAAATATCATTAACAATGATCTTTGCAGTAGTAGTTTTACCTACACCGGGGTTACCCACAAACAAAAGGTGTGGTATATCTCTTGTTTCTCTATAATGAGACAACAATTTCCTAGTATCTTCAGATAAAACTATGTTATCTAAAGAGTTTGGCCGATATTTTTCACACCAAAGTCCTTTAAAATTCATATTATCGACCAGAAGAACCAAATCCTTTGTCTCCACGATTTGTTTTAACTTTAGTTTCTGTCCAAGAAATATTAGGTTCTAATAATTTATACACAACTAATTGTGCAATTCTATCTCCTTTTTTAACAGTATATGGAATATCTCCATTATTAATTAAAGAAATTCCGAGCATCCCAGTATACGATGTATCTATCACACCGGGGAAAACTGTAATCCCATGTTTAAAGAACAAACCAGACCTAGATTCGATCCGAATCCAGTATCCCGGTTCAATAAATCCGATATCTAATCCGATTGGCACCATTTTTGTAGAATGTGAACGAATTGTAGCATCTTCCACCGCATATACATCATATCCCGTATCACCAACTAGTGGTTCATTGTTATTTCTTTGTGGTAAACGTGCATCATCGTGCGTTTTTACAAACGAAATTTTAATTTCTGTACTCATATGTTGTTATGTTACTCTATATAACTGAAAAAATCAAGCTAAATATTGGTATGTCTGATGATGCTCAATTGGAGTCTACTGTGAATTCCATTCTAACTCAGTTAAAAGATACCACAACTTTGTCTAAAAAGGTAGAAAAACTTCCAGAAAATGATTTAAACAAGGAAAATTTAGAAAATTTTGTTATAAAATATGCTAGTAGATTAATTGTTGATGCAACAGAATCAGTAGAATATATAAAAGACAATGTTCAAGTAGCCCCTACTGCTGAAGATGTAGTTTCTTTAGCAGAACTTATTAAGAGTACCTCTTCAGCACTAGAAGTTTTGAATAAAATTGTTGTCAATAACAAAAAAGCTGATACATCTCTTACTATTAAGAAAATGGACATGGAAAGTAAAAGAGAAGAACTTGATATTAAAATTAATAACAATTTAATAGCTTCTAGAGAAGAAATGATGAATCAATTATTCAAAAAAGCTAAAGTAGTAGAGGCTACTATTATAGATATACCTTAAGCCCATTTACAATATTGTTGATACTCACCAGATTGCATCTTAGTCCATATAGTTTTTTGTAAACCAGATTTATTTCCATTTTTTAATGCACTATCCCAATCTTTTTTAGATAAAAACATCGGAGCAAACTGCGAAGCTTGTTGAACATTCCATTTTGCATATGGTTGTTTAGTATCTGCTACTTGTATAGTAAGTTTTAATTGTTCTGCTCTACCAACTAATTTACTTGGAAACAATCTAGCGTCTGGTTGGAATTCATCTATCAAAAATTTATAATTATGTCCTTTAACAGTAAGAAGACCAGCACCAGATGAATCAGCAACATGTCTTCTTTCAACGAAAGTATTACCAGCTTTATCTGTACATGTTATAATTAATACATCACCACGTTTAACCATTCCACTTTTTAATGTTTCTGGTGCAACTGCTATGCTTTGTAGAGGTATAATCATATTATCAGCAAATCCTAACCCCATTTGCGTTCCACTATCTGGTGTTTCGTCATTAATATAACCATATTTTGTCAATTTAACTTCATTAAAGTCAAATTCCATTACTTTTCCATTAGTAGGTACATTTTCTAATCCACTATTTGGTGTAGTAGCAGATCCCGAAGCATTAACCGGATTAGTAGTTGATCCTCCACCTGCGGTTATAACTGCTGCTCCTGCTGCCGAAGGTCCATCATATGTATCATACTTAGGTGCTTTTGGTAAATCTTCGTATTTTGTAAAATTCGGATCTCTAGGAACATCTAGTGCATTGAGATAAGTATTTTCTGTTGCATATTGTGCTGGTGCTAGAGATCCAAATATATCAATTAATGATTTTACATTTCCGTTTTTAACTCCCATGTATTTTCGTTTAGCATATGAAACATTCATTGATGGATCATAAGGATTATATCTTTGTCCATGATCATGCAATCTAAAACAATCTCCTAATTGTTGTTTTAAAATAGCTTGTAATTCAGAATGTGACTGTGATGCGACTAATGCTGTGTTAGTATCTCCAGTTAATGGCATTCTATATTGTCCACTATCGGGAGTTCTTCCTTTTGATATATCATTTTTAACTCTTTCTCTTTCCTCTTTAGAAAAAAATGGCTTAACACCATCTCTATATAGATCTTGAGTTAGTATTTTTAATTTAAAAAATTCTGTTCTAACTGTTGGTTTAATTTTATTCATTACACCAGAAGCTATATTTGTTGGAGTATGTAGTAAATCATTTGCTGCTGCTCCTAATACAGAAGCACTATCACTCATTGCTCTACTAAAATCGGTTAATGTGCCTACACTAGACGAAGAAGGTTTGAAATAATTACACGGTTTCTTGCAAGATTTCAACATTTTTGCTAATTTAGCCAAAAAACTATTATCACTATCTATTCTAGAATGATTTGTTATATAATTATTACCACTGCTTCCTACTGGTTGATCATTATCAACTTCAAATTCATCTACATTAATATTATTAGCATTTTCAAATGCAATTATTACTTCAGATTTTATTGTATCTGAGAAATACGGGGGATATACATTTATTTTATGTACAAAAAAATTAATTGTTTGTACATCTAAATCTGGTCCATATAATAGCAATTTCTTTGTAAAGTTTCTTAATGCATTTAATGGATTAGAAGATCTTTTAACTTTTTTCCAATCATACATTAATTCTACTTCTTGAGGAAAGGCACTCACAAATTCACAATTTGTTGTATTCTTTTCCAAAAAAGAAGGATCGGGTCCAATTGAAATTGCTTCTAAAAATTCTGGAAATGTGTTTCTATAATACATAATTAAACTCCTAATTTAAGAAAATCCTTTAATGATACATTATTAGAATCTTGCCCATCAACTAATCTATATGGTTTTATGGTTTCAATTTCATTATAATATGTATCAAATGTAAATACATGCTTTACATTAGTTATTAAATGTCTTCCTAAAGTATTTAGATCCCATTTTGTTGGAACATATCTCCCATTTTTACATTCTGCGGTTTTAGTAACATCAACAAATGCTACAGACTTTCTGTGTGTTTTACCTACTAATTTAAATTGATAAACATTATTAAGATATAATAAAGAAGATAATTTTTGATTTAAAAACTTTTTTTCATCTAACGCAGGGGAGAGATATCCTTTAAAATCATTATAATTATTTACTTTATTTGGATTTGGATAAAAGTTAGGATAAGCTACTAAATTTTTCCCAGCATTTCCTTTAAAAGTTTTTTCAAAAGGTAAAACAAATAAATCATAATATGTTTTCATAAAAGATTCACTGTTTAATGTAGTTAAATCAAATATCATTGATTTAAATGTTCGAGAATTTGATAAAACTCCAGAATTTCCAGATAAATCTACATTATATTTTGTTGTTGGCGAATTCACATAAAATTGACTAATTTTAGATTCTTCGAATGTAATAGGAAATGTTTCCCATATTATTGAAGATCTTTCAGGATTTCCTGTATCATCACTAGCATCAGATTTTTCTTTGCTAGGAGATGGAAATTTTAATTTTTCTATTACATGTTTTGTATGTTCTGTAAACAGTCTTTGTAGAGATATTAATTGGAATTTTTTTTGATATCTATCAAATTGTAATATACATGGTGATTGTTTATACGAATGAAATGACAAAACATAATTTAATACTTCGGCATACGATATAGTCCCGTATGGATTTAAGGTAACAGTAACATCTCCTTCTTCATCAAATACTTTTTCATTTGTTTCGGGATCTACATAAAATAAATCATCAGTAGGTTTATTATCATTGTATACTGCATATATTATAGATTTAATAACTTCTCCAGTAGATTTACCATTACCAGCATTAGTTTCCATATAATTTGCTGCTAATGCACCAGCTTTTTGTAACCCAAATATATTACATATATTTTCTGATAACATGTATTCAGAATATTCAACTAATGTCAATTTTTTACATGTTGTTCCATTGTTGGTCATGTCTTCGCATTCAATAACTACAAATTGAAATTTTAATCCTAAATTTTCTTTATTTTTTTCGTTTTTCGAATCTTTATCAAAATTTCCTGTATGAATAGGAATAATTTCTAAATCAACAATATCCCTACCATTTCCTAAAAATACATAAGGTTCTGGAGCTTTTTCTATTACATTTTGATCATTAGCTATGACTATTACTGCTCTATGAAATGGATTAAATAAATTATCAACAATTTCTAAATGAATAACTACGTTTCTTTGTAAGAACATTACATAGCCTTCATTATTATACAAACAAAGACTAAATGAATATTCTTCGTTTCCGTATTTTGCATAATAATGCTTTTGTTCTGTACTATTAGTAACTTCTTGCATATTATATTTTATTCTTCAATGAATCAAATATTAAATCTAAATATTCACTTTTAATTATTTTTAAAACAGATCCCGATTCGATTAATTTGACTGGATTTTTTAGATTATTTAAAACCATTATTAACCACCATAAATGTTGACTTCCATATAATTTATGACTTAATGTAGTTAATGCAATTTGTGATTCTATCCTGAATAATTGATATACATTTGGATCTAAATCATTCGGTAAACTTACTTTATTCATTATATTATAAAATACATAAGTATTATTATTTGATGTATTAAATTGATATACATTAAATATATTTTCGTATCTTTCTGGTTCATGAGTAATTATTATTTTTTCCATGTTATTACGGCCCTATTATGTAATCATTACTTTTTCCTGTTGCTCGGTTTCTTTGATATTCATTAACAAAACCATCAGATTTTCTCAATTCTTTATTTACTGCATGTCTTTCTTTAGCTTCTTTAATGATTGTTGCATCATCTTTTTTATCTTCTGGGACTGATCTTGGAGTAATAGTATTAGTACTATTACCAGAATCATTTTGTTGTTTTTGTTGTGTTTGACCTGCTTCTGTTTTTGCTTTTTCTTCGGCTTGTGCTTTAGAAACTTCCGTAGTATCTGGTGGTGTTCCTTTGAAAAACGACCCAACACCAAATCGTCTAGAAACATCAATTCCAGACGAACCCATTTGAGGAATAATAAAATTATTAACTTCCATTGTTAATGATTTAAATTTAATTTCTAATTGATATGCATCTGGTACTGTTACATCTTTTCCTTGTTTATTTTTTAAAATACGTTTAGTACCAACATGTTTTACAGTAAATTCTTGTATACATGCATAAGGATAAAAGACACGACCCGGCACAGTTAATTCATATATACATGGAGGATCAACTAATAAACGATTATGTCTATGAGGAGTATTTTGGATTAATAATTTTGTTATTAAATCTAAATTTTTTTGATATGCATTTTCTGTAATAGTATTAAACAAAAAGAACTCCGCAGTGAACGTTGCTGAACTATCTTCAAAGTTATAAAATTTAGGACGTTGCACAAACATTCCGGGTTCTGTAACAGAAGCAACATTTGCATATTGTCCTACTGCTGTGGCTTTTTCATTTGCTATATCCAACATTTTTTGTATTGGACTGGAGTCTTTTTCTGCTCCACTATATGTATCACTAAATTGATTGTTTATTGATACATAATCATTACTAAAATAAGGAAATCTATATGTTGTTCCTGTTGCTCTTCTGAGATATAAATAAGAATAATTTTTAATTAATTGTTCATCACCCCAGCTATTAGCTGTATCATCAATAGATTTCATTTGCTCCGTTACCCAATTAGCTGTTTTTTGTGCAGTATTATTTACGGCAGTAGTAACTTTTGATATGGAATCTCCCATAAATTTACCAAAAGAATTACTTTTAAAACTAGAATTTAATTTTTCAAAAAATGAATTTTGTCCTACATTACTATCTACTATGTCAGGAAACAATAACGAAGTTGTCATTAATGATGAAATATATGTATTTCCTATTAATTTAAATTCCTTTACTTTTATGTACGGAATTTCATTCAATTTTCTAATTTTATTTTTTGAATAAGTCCAATCATAATCCCTGATAACATTAATTTCTACTGATGGTTCCTTTTTAGGTTCTGATGCAATTGCAGAGCTTGGAGCATTCTTCCCCGAATCTACATTTTGTGTAGTTTTCATTTCTGCTTTATAACTATTATCAGTTGTTTTTTCTAGAACATTAGTGTCACTCCTTCCTTCAGGGACATTATTTTGATTTTGTCCCATCATTTGAGATTGTCTAGATGGCATTGAATTGTTCATTTAATTATTTAATGACCTGTTATGCTTGTAGAGATGAAGTTGTAAGTTTGAGATGATTCATATATGCATCTTTTGTCGAAAAATTTGATACAGATGCATTCCCTTTACTTCCTCCACTGCCTAATGGAACCATACCACCACTCATTCCACCCCCAGAACTAGCTATAACTCTTAAATATTCACCGTTTCGTTTCAATTCATCTAATTGTGCAGATAAAATTTCGACTTCTTTTTGATTTAAGTCAACTAATGCTTTTTGTAATCCATTATCAGCTTCTAATTTCATCTGATAAATACGATTAATTTCAGATCCTTTAATAGCTGTATCTAAATTTCTATATGCTTCTGTAAACATCATTAATCCAACAGAAAATAATGCTAATGGTGCTGTCATTGCTATCAATTGATTTGTTATACCTTCTAAATTGATATCAGTAGATAATGATTTTAATCCTTGTCCCATGAATAATAATCCAGTACCTAATTTAAATATTTTATCAGCATCAATTTTTTCAAATTTCTTAATTTGATCGGCAGGATTCAATCCAAATATTCCAGATACTTTAGAAACAACACCTGCCCCTACACCACCCACCATACCCGCTAGAAACGCCACTAGACCCGTTCCTAATGCCAATAGGCCAATACCTACTTGCTGTATTTGATTTGCGTCTATAGTACTAAATTTATTAAGTGCTTCTGCTAACAGTCCCATTAGCAATGATAGACCAGCTACAGCTATTGCTCCACCAATTAATAAAGGTGCTACAACAGGATTTAAAACTAATAATCCAATCCCCACTACTGCTGCACCAAAAACTCCTAAAGCTACTAATGCTAGTGCTAATGATGCTCCAATTGCAGACCAATCTAACCCAGCAAATTTATTTAATTGCTCTGCTAAATAACCCATTAGAAAACTAAATGTCAAAACAGCTAGTATTCCTGCTATAGCTGCTACTTCTCCCCCTCCTCTAGTTAATATTTCTCCAGTTATTCTTATAATGGCACCTATACCAATCATAATTATTCCAATAAATGCCAACGATTCTAACATTTGTTGAAATGGTTCTTCGGAAAGTTTCTTTAATTGTGGTACTACTATAAATCCCATTAATAAAGTGAATATTAATACACCAGCAAGAGATTTAATCGCATTATCTGCGGATATTTTTGACATTGCAAATAAAATTAATCCAATTACCCCAGATATTACTACAATTTTTAATAATCCCTCTCCAATAATGTCCCATTCAACAAATGCCATTGATTTTAATAAAGGAATTACCATTATTCCCATTACAAAAACAAATAAAGCAAATCCTGCAACAGATTTTAATACTTCTTCTGGAGGAATCATTGATAATAATTTAATAATTCCTATACAAGCTATCGCAATTACACCAAATTTTAATATAGACATCAACAATACGTCCCAAGGCATGTTTTTTAATTCGTATAATGTAGGTATTACTAAAAATAATATAGTTGCGGATATAATAGCAAATCCAATTGCTGCATCTTTTATCTTACTTCCAGCCATTCCTACCAATAAAAACAATCCTACAAATGCTCCCATAACTAAAAGTACTTTAAGTACTTGATCTGGCTCAATAGTTTTTGATTCTACTAGAGCTTGCACTATCATAAATATACCAACACCTAATAAGGCTAATCCAGCAATACCACCTAATATACTTCCAATACCTTTCCCCTCTTCTTTTTTCTTTTTGGTTTTAGGATCTACTGATGTTTCAGTTATACCAACTAATTTAGCCATATAATCTCGTATAGAGACTAATTTTCTAACCATTGATGCATTCCATTCTTCTGTTCTATCTTTAAATGCATCCCATCCTAAAGTTTTAGATATTGCTTTTGCGATGCCTTTGTTTGATACTCCTGTTATGGAAAGTGGAGTCGAAGTTGTAGTGCTGCTTTGTAAAGCAATTGATAAATTATCTAATTTAATACCAATATCATCAAAACTATTTTTCAATCCATTAACAATGGATTTTGCATTAGACGCAAAATGTACTCCTAATGCTGATGCTAATTCTTTTGCTGTTATTTTAGCAACATTTTCAGACCTCTTTTTCTCATCTCCCTTAAGAGGTCCACCTTTAAACTCTGGATCTGCTGATGTAAGCTTAAATCCATTAGCAACTTTAAGAATTTTAGCTATATTCTTAAGCTCTTCAGTAAATTTATCAAATTTAGTTGCTAATGTTTTATCATCCACTAATATATTTATTCATAATTATTCCTTAGCGAATAACCTAGCATCAATTGGAAGTACTTTACCATCAATAGTAACATATTCTGCCTCTTCTTTCCTAAATTTTTGAATATATTCGAGAATACTATTGTTTAATGTGACTGGAACTGATTCAATAACAGTCAATCTATCTTTGATTGGTAATGTAGTGAGATCTAATGTGTCATTTCCAATTAAAATTTTGGTGACAAATTTAACAATTTCATAAATAAACATCGATCCAACAGTTTCACTAATGGCTTCATCTTTATTTTTTCTTAATTTTTCTAATTGGTACTGATTAATTTTGATGTCATCTTGGATTTTAATCACATCTACATGAGCAACTACTTCACTATTAGCTAATTTAATCTCAACTTGAGTATCAAAACTGTAATTTAATTCATTTTTTAATATATCATCTAAATTAAATTCAGTCTCTTCATCACCTTCTTTTAAAATAAAACTATTACCAAATGATTGCTTTCTTAAAGCCAATAAAATTGGTAATTTATCTGTCACTAGATAATCATATGTGTCCACAGAATTATCTAAAATAATTTGTCCAATAATATTGGAAATAGTGATACCAGCTAATGCTCCATCTAATCCACTTTTAATTAGATCTTTCTGCTGTTTAACCGATAACGGCTTGAATTGCATCTCTTTTTTTGCTGATGGGACATACACCGAAATTAAATTAGAGTTATTAAGATCATTTAATTTTGATAAAATACTGGATATACTCATACTAAGATTTAGTAACTAAAGTAATATTTGCAAGAGTTATCTAAATTTAGGCATAGAAGGCATAGAAGGTAAAGATGGCATACTACCTACACCTTGTTTTTGTTGTGCTTCTTCTTGTTTCTTCATCTCTTTATTATAGAAATTAATAAATAATTTACATTCATTCGGAGACATTTTCATAAAATGATCATATGATACGTTCATTTTATTTGATAAACTATATTGTAATTCATAATAATTATACAAATCATCAGTAAAAATACTCTTTAAAAACAAAAACATAGTTTTATCAAAAACACTAAGTTTAATAGTTTCTAATCCAAATTTTTCGTTACCAGTAATTATATTAATATCTGATATACAAGATTGTATATTTTTAATGTAAGTTAAAATATTTCCAGATATAGTTGCAGGAATATTACTAATTATAAGTTCTTTTTCTACATCTGTCAAGTCAAAAAAATTTAAAATTTCATCATCAATTTCTATTTTATCTATTATTTCTGTGTACATTTTATCAATATTATCAATTAAAAATGTTTTTGGTATTGATAAAAATACAGTATAATTATTTTCGCATTTTAAAATTTTTGTTAAATCTAATTTATCTAGTTTAGATTGTATTATATTTTTAATAGATATTATTGATAAATCAATTTTTGATGAATTATTTCCTGTAATTTGCAAAGAATCTCCAACAGAAGATGAACGCATTTCTAGTAAAATTAAAAATTTTTCTAAATTAGATAAATTACAAATTATAGATTTATCTATAATTAGATTTAATATTAAATTTTCAAAATAATCATTTAATCCTTCTTCATCATTATTTGTTATAAATTTTAATATATCAAAATAATGACTATTATTTAAATTTTTGAATCTTATAGTTTGCTTTAGAATGGGCAAATATATTTTTGTTGTAAATTCTAAATTATGCTTCGTGTGCAAATAGTTCATACGTATATTGCTCAAACATCCAACTCACAGTATTTGTAGGAGCTTCGGTTGGTTCTGTATCATATTTAAGTGATTTTTCTGATAAATCAATAGGAACACATCCTGTAAATTTATGGACTTTTCTAGTTGGTCTATGAACGTCCATTACTCTATCTCTAGTGTATTCTACAATATAAATAGCGGATTTAATTGATTTTGAAACTCCCAAATTAATCAATCCTTTATAAGAAGCTGCTATAATCCAAGGACGAATCAATCCATCCATAAAATCTATATTAGTTTCTAAAAAATCAATATTTAAATGCTTTGCTTGTAAATCTAATCTGTCACCCCCTACAATGCCTTTAATATAGCCTCCTGTGCCTTCTGTGCCTGCGGATGCAGGAGAAAACGATTCTTTAGGTAATTTAATGGATTGAGCAAAATAAAGACCCAATCCATCTAAACTGGGTTGGGTCTTTTCATTTAAAAATTTTGTTTGTATAAAAGTAGGTATATAAAAATTGTTTACATCAATTTGTGTATAATCTTTTATTATATTAAATAATCCATTTCCTGCTTCAGGCTTTATTACTACTGACCATTGTGTAGTTAATGGAACATTATAATCCCATTGTCCCAATAGGGACATGAAATGGTATATAGGACTTAAATTATCTACTCGTGCCACATTATCTATTTAGTGGTAGAACAGCAGTAGAGTCAAGTGCTTGCCTATCAAAAAAGTGATATGCAATGCCAACATTAAATGACATAACCGCACCGTTTCCTTCTGCCATACTATAGCTAACTTCACCTACTTCACGAATTGAACAACCAATTAAACGATATTTAAAAATAGCATCTAAATTTTTATTTAATTGTAATAAAGTAATTACAGAATTCGCATTAGCTATAGAACCACCATTTTGTCCACTACCAGCAATACCGAAAATGTTTCCGAATGTTCTGGTGGATTCATTCATTAATATTTCACGAATATCGCTGTTTTCTGGGCAATAAAATTCCAATTGATAATTTTCAGCACCGGGAAATTCAACGGAACCGGGAATATTGAATGCTTGACCAGCATATTTTACTTGCTGATTAACAATATTACGTCCGGGTAACTTTGCAGTTTTTGCATATAGTAAACCCGTTGGTGTAATCAACGCACCATTATCAAAAATTACCGAATCAACACGAAATAAGTAATCTCTAGAGAAATCTCTTATTACCGCATTATTAAAGAAACTATTAATTGTCTGTTGAGGTACGTCCATATTAATTATTTATTCTTTTATATTAATTATTTAGAAATAATAAATAACATTGTGCCAGCATCCCATAATTTTCTATAATTATTATTCAACATATTCTGACTTTCTGTTTTATTTTCGTCGAAATTTTGTATAATTTTTGATAATTTATGTTTCTGACAAGAAAAACGAGACAGTATATTATCTCCTTTTATATAAACATAAGATGGTGGAGTATATGATTTAAACTTGAAACCGAGTTTTTTATACATATTTCCGTTGCTATATCTTAAATCAGCATATGATATAAGGGTTTTAGGTTTATAATTTTTAATAAAATAATTTAATAATTTTGATGCTCCCCCAATTACATTATGGTTTAATAAATTACAAAAACGAACTAATTCCCATTCGTAATTTTTATTAAATCTAGGTTTTGAAAATGTCATAACAGATACTAATTCTCCTTGATATTCTAATCCTAATTTAATTTTAGAATTATCCATACCTTGTAAATGATTTATATTTAAAAATCCGTTCTTTTGTTTATTAGTTAATTCTATTATTTTACACTTTCTCGCAAAAATTTTATTATTAATACCTAATTTATTATTAATAATAGATTTCCAAATATTTTGTTTATTTAAATTATTCCATTCATAGGCATTAATTTGTAATAGGTTAATATTTAAATCATTGCATTGTTTAAATTTATTAAAATGTTTTGATTTATTTTTAAATTCGTTATTAAGATTATTAGGAAAACTACTTCCAAATGAATGCCACAATCCACCATTATATTCTATTGCCATATTTTTATGTGGGATATAAATGTCTAATTCTTTGTTGGAATTAGGAATTTTGTAATTTTCAAAAACATTGGATTCGTATAATTTTACATGATTTAAAACTGTTTTTTCTTCATAAGAAATTCCAGTTCTGCCATAACAATTATAACATCTGATATTTTTCCAGTTGCCATCAGATATATCATATTCTATAGAACAATTACATGTATTACAAAATAAACTAGTTTTACCTACATTTAATCCATTAAATTTATTCATATTTATAATATCAAACCCTTGATTCTGTATGCTAGGTAATATAGTTTCTATGTGATTAATTACTCTGTTTTTAGATCCAAATGTTTGCACACATTGTTTATTTGAACAACATGTGGTATACCCCTTTTTTAAATTAATGAATCTAGTTTTATTTGTGTTGCATATTATACATAATTGACCTTCGTGTTTGTTGTGTAAAATATTATAAAATCTATTGGGCCATTGAAAATCATTCGAATTTAATGATATATATTTGGTTTCTTCTATAATTCTTTTTAGAATATGTTTATTATTTTTTGTGTCAATTCTAGTAACACATTTTATAGATTCTGCTGAAGTTTCCTTTTTTGTTGAAATGAATTCTATCATTTCTTCTTTATTTGAAATTAATGTTTCATTATTTAAAATATAGTCGATTAAATCTTTTCTTTCTTTTAAGATATTTTTATTAATTGTTTCTTTCGAAGATTTCCAATTTTTATTAATCTTTCTAAAACATTTAGAACAAGAAGACTTATAACCAATTATATTACTAATAAATTTCAAATTCGCTCCGCAAATACATTTTGGAATTTTCGTTATATTATTAACAATACAATATACACGTTGTGATAACGAAACAGAAACAGCTAAAAAATTAGTAACTCGATTTATGTTTTTATTTAAATCTCCTTTTAAAAAATAATCCCTTCTAAAATACGCAGAATTTAAATTTCCGTTAGAAGTATAAAAATTTACATCGTTTTTTATCTCATTTAATATTTCTATGTATTTTTGATTGTGTGTGATCATGTATGTATTTATACTACAAGTCAAAAAAATACGGAAGAAAAATCTTCCGTATTTTTATTTTTTAATTATTTTTAACCACCAATAATTTCGTTGAAATTAGCACCAGTTGAAGTAGCATAAAAGTTCACCAAAATAAACTCAGCAGCACGTACTGGTTTGATATAAATATCCACAACTAGTTCATTTTGATCAATTACTTCAGGTGGATTATTACGTTTATCACAAACAATCTGATAGTCATATAACCCTTGAGTATTTTTAGCTCTATCAAAGATAGGTGTTAATACCGATATTACACGATTTCTAGTAAACAATGTATTAGGTTCGAAAACGAAATACTTGGTTGTTTTCTTAGTTGCTTTTTCTAGGTACAAGAACAATCTACGAACATTGATACGATCAAATGCACTTGGTTGTCTTAATAAAGTCTTTTGACCAAATATGTTAAATCCATCATTTGGGAAGAATGCAACTGGATTGATCGAATGTTTATACATTTGATCTCTTTCTTTTTGTTTTGGAGTTACAGCTAATTGTAATGCATTAGTTATACGACCACGAGTAAATCCTGCGGGCGCGTACCAAGGCTCGAAATTTTTATCTACGTTTGCCATGTCAGCCGCAGCAAATGGCGAGAAAGGAACCCAGATATTCATTCCAGCAAATTGATCATTAATTTTTACCCAGTTACCATAAGTAGTTGCATAACTAGTATTTGCAGTTTCGTATAAATTTTTTAGTGGATTAGAAATTATTTGAGAAAATGCTTTATTTGGATTCGAAGTAGTTAAATAATTTGCTCCTGTTATGAATATTTGACGTAAAGGATCAGATATAAACATACAATCTTTACGAAGATTTTCACAGAAATTAGCAAAAATTTGGAAAATCGCGTTATGATTTATTTTTAAATCAGCACTTTCTAATGGAATTTCATTCTTTTTTGGTGCAGCATATTCGTTTGCTTGTAATGCAACTAACCCTGCTTGTAAATCATCTGTAACTTGTGTGTCATCAAAATAATCAACTTGGTTTGCACATGCAGTTGCATATACTGTTCCTAACCCTGCTTCTACAACCAAATCAAGATCAAATATTTCATCATTTTCAATCTTACGAAGAGTGCGATCTAATTTAAATGTTACGGAACCTAGTGCCTTTCCAGAAGTAGTGAAATTAGCATAACTTCCAGCAGGAAATAATGCATCAGCATATGTTATTTTTGCTTCTATTTGATTTATATCACTTAAATGAAAGCCTACTTTTTTATAATTACCATCACTAGTGTCTTTTAATGATTGAATTAAATGTTGTGAATAAACACGAACCTTTTTATTTGGTACTCCATTAACATCTAACCATGATCCACTATTTTTACCACTAATATATGGATTAATTAATGCAATAATATTATTAGATTTATTAACAGTATTTTCTAAGAAGAATGTAGAAGGAATTCCACCATTTTGGTTATTTATCTGTCTATAATAGTCGAAAGATCCAGTTCTGGCTTCTTCGAATGAAAAACTCAATTTAATAGGATCTGGATTATATGGGCTAGTGCGAAGTTTAAATAAACCAAATGATAAAGTATCATCAAATTTTCTGCTTGCAATATCAGGGAAAGAATATGAAACGGTTTCTAATGATTCGGAAATGCTATTAGAATTTCTATTATTTCCAGCATCATTAGTAGCAGAAAGTGGGAATGCTAATTTAGAAACTGGTACTTCTAACATTTGTGAAATATCAATTCCATTAAATGATGACGAACCATTAGTATAAATTTTACGAATAGAATTATGATTAGTATTAACTTCTAAATTAGTATTATCTGCTAATCCAACATAATGACCTTCCCAACGATTATTAATAGTTGATTGTATTTTATTTAAAATAATCAATCCAGCTTTGCCAAAATCTGCTGGAGATAATATTCCATTAGTTCCAGCAGCAAAATCAGACCAATTAGAATTAGTATTGCTAAAAGCAGATCCATCAATTACTCCTTTATATTGATCTAAAGTTAAATCAAAAAATTTAGGTGCGCCAAGAACATAAGTTCCGCTAAGTTGATTTAAATTTTGTGTAACTTGAGTTGAAAGACTAGCAACAAAATACGTATTAGCTATTGTTTGTGCTTTCACGGCTTGTGTAGAAAGTGCTTGATTATTAATATAATTATTAAAGTAATTATTAAAGCCTACTACTAATGCATCTTTTTGAGATAGTGTAAAAGATTCATATGTCTGCAATCCAACAGCAGTTAATGTGGGTAATAAAGATTGTAAATATCCTCCAGCATTAATACACTGAGTTTGTAAATTTCCTATATAACTTCCATCTGCAAAAAAGTCTGCATCTATAAATTGATTATTTCTAAATACAGTATTAACAGTATTTGGATCTTCTACTACAGCAACAACAGGATAAACCAATGCACCATAAGTGGACCCATACCCTTCCCCAGTACCATCACCATAAGGCATACGACTTACATATAGGTTTCCTGTAGATCCATTTAAAATTTGACGAGCACCATAATAAAAATATCTTTCTGCTGCGTTTGTTGGTGTTCCGTATACTTGTTCAAATTCTTGTACTGAGGTAATTTGAATAATTTCATCACTTGGTCCCTTTGGGGCGAAACCAGTCATGAAAATATTAGTTCCTGCGGGTAAAATAGGAGATAATGTTAAATCTTTTTCAAAGATTTCAACGCCGGGAGATTCAATGCTTCTTGCCATAATGATATTTAGTGTTTTTTACGGCAAAATTTATTATAATGGTAATAAAATTGTTTCTATTCTTCTAAAAACAAATTCGAAAGTTGTTTCAATTTCTCCTGCATCTCTATGTGAATAAGATATTTCTCCTAATGTTGTAGGAAATGCCGATTTATATATCCATTGTATTACATCGTTATGAAATTCATCTTTTGCTGTTATAATAAAATCTGTAGAATATTGTCCTAATCCTTTATCTTTTTCTGTTAATTCTTCTTCATAAATCCCGCTTTTTTCATTTCTAAGCAAATCCAACCACTTATGTATTACCCAATAATTATTAAATTGATTATCAATTGTAAAATTTATTGATAAAGGTTCGTATGTTGGTTTATTGTGTGATGATACATAAACCGTACTTCCTGCATATCTAACTTCTTCTGCTGGTATAGTATTTTTTGGAACCACAGTTCCATATACGGCAAATTGAAGAGTATTTAAATCTAAATTTGCATTAGTTCTTTGAAATTTTTTATTAAACGGTTTTAATGCATCAGGAAGAGTAAGAGTAAGAGTAAACTTATCTTTCCTAGATTTATTTAAAAATGATTGATCGTAACGATTAGCCATATTATAATGTTATACCAAATTGATTTTGTATATATTTTTGCATATCTGGAGGAAAATATAAATTTGGTTTTTTTATAATATTTGTAATTTGAGATCCATCTTTAGAAAATCTAATTGTTACTGCTGCATAATCACGACCATCATAAATTTTTACCATTTGATAATTAGGATACATATCACCAACTTCCTTCATTACGGTATATTTGTATGTAGGTTTTCCAGAAGATTTAGCATTACCAGAAGTAGTTTCTGTATTATTAAATTTAGCCATAAGACCAACTTTATATTCATTAATATTATGTTTTGATTTTATAGGTTTATCTACATTTGCTCTTGATGGAGTAGTTGAAGGGGTAGCTGAACTATCATTTTGCTGTTGAACCATTTTAGTTCTGGTTAAATCATGATTACGATGCGTATCCTCTAGTCCATGTTGTACTCCTAACAGACTAGCAGCACCTAATGCTGCGCCAGCAGCATATTTTTTCCAAGATTGGTCTAATAATATAAGTTGTTCTTCTACGATTGAATCAAATTTAGTCATACATTTATTTAGTATGGTCGCCATCCTTGATTAAATAAGTCATCTATATCTGGATTATTATCTTCATATCCACCCATAAATGATGGTAGTGCGTCTCCTCCTAATCCATTTTTTTCGTTACCATATATAGATAATGGATTCATGAAATATTTTATTCCATAATCTACGGATTTGATAACTACTGGTTTTCCATTTTCATCTTTTTCTAATACATCAAAATAAACAGGAGCGATATCTTCATGTAAAACCATTAATGCCCAAATTAAAGACATAACTCTATCATCATGCGATCCGTTTTTACCAGACCATGTTCCTGATTTACTACGAACAAAGTCATTTAATTCTAAAATAGTACCTATATCATTAATCTGTACTCTTTTTTCAATATTCAACCAATATCTTTGATTCATAACTCCATGATATTTTGTATTAGTATGAGCAATAATACCTAATTTATTAGAAGTTCTATTAGCTACTCTATCTACTCCCCAATTTACAATATTTTCATAATTAAAATCCTTTTTGAGGTTATCTACAACTTGTCCTCCACAATTATTACGTTCAATCATTGCTAGCGGATCGCCCCAATGTTGTAAAATTTCTCTTAATTTAGGTGTAAATTCAGTAGGAGTAATTTTATTGTTATGATACACAGCAACTTGTTTAATTCTTTTGGGATCAGTTATATCTAATATTTGAACAACAGTTGCGTCTTTTCCTACACCTTCTGCTATGTCAACTCCAGCAACATATATTTTTTCATCACTAGGTTTTTCCCATAAAGAATATTTTCCGTCATCCATTAGATACATTGGTTCTATTGTATGTTTTTTCATTTGATCAAACAAATCTTTATCTAATGCTGATTCTCCTATTTCATCGAATTGGCAATTATGAGATACAATATCATTTGTGTAATATTGATTAGATTCTACATTTAATAAATCATAAACTGGCAACATTCCAATTTGTTTAATTTTTAATATATTATCAAATCCATTTTTTATTTGTATTTCATCATTTATTTTCAAATTTTCGGCAATTTTAAATCCTTCAGATTTTGTTAATATTCTATGGTTTTTACTGCATTTTAATGATGTAGTGCTCAAAATTAATTCTAAACAATCTTTCTCTAATTTTTGAATACCAGAAAATGTCTCAAATCCATTAGGAGTTAATATTTTTATATTATTTTTATTAAAATCAATAATATCATATAAATTTTCAATTATAATAGATTGTTCTTTATTGTCTTTTAGTATGGTAATGAGAGTTTTCCCATCGACACACTCAAATTCTCTGCGCCACATTCCTACATCAGAGAGAGATGCCATAGTTTGTTGTTTCCATTTTTCAGTACGACCCGGTACTTCATTCCATAAAATCTTCATACTTTGCCATTCATTTTCTCCTTTTATTGATCCATCGTATAATCTATAAAATAATCCAGCAGTATCTCTAGGAGTAGATGCCATAATAATCTTGGATTTCATGGAAGATGAAATAATTGGATATACAGATGCCCAAAATTCGTTGAGTAAATGCGAATCGATCCAATCCGCTTCGTCCACAAATAACAAATTAGCCGCAGATCCACGACC